TGGCTTTTCAGATCCTTTTAATATGAATAGATCTGAAACGCACCAGAATTGTCCGCATGTCGTAGCCTACAATGGTATTGAAGAGCCACGATTTCAGCTTAACAACCCTTCGTACTACCGAGAAGTTATCCGTTCGCACTCAGACCCAGTCCCCCCAGTGGAGCTGAGCCGAAATCCACTACAGAGTGATTTTTATGGCGTATACAAAACCAGAGCTTCGTGAGCGCTTAAAAAATCGAATAAAAGCTGGTTCTAAAGGTGGAAAACCTGGCGAATGGTCAGCGCGAAAGGCGCAGCTATTGGCTCAAGCTTACAAAGCAAAAGGAGGAGGTTACAAAGGTGAAAAAACTGAAGGCCAAAAGTCGTTAAAACGTTGGGGCGAGCAAAAATGGATGACCAAAGAAGAATATGAAGGCAAAAACAAATGAACCCAAAGCTTAACATTCTTTTAAATAAAACTGTATCCGAGGTTGGAGGGGCCTGCCCACGTGCCACGACAGATATAGAAGAAAACATTAAAAATCGTAATTGGACGATTAAAAATTTTGCTTACGGTCCATTAAACCCAGATGTACCCGATCAAGGGTTTTGGGAGAAAAAAGCTGAGATGTGGAACAGTGATGTAGGCACTGTAATGACAGCTCGTTGCTGCAACTGTGCTGCTTTTGATCAATCTGCAAAAATAATTGATTGCATTATTGAAGGGATCAATGAGAAGGAAGCGGCAGATCCTTGGGAAGTACAGTGTCGTGCAAATTTAGGTTACTGCCAGCTGTTTAAATTCAAATGTGCAGGTGATCGTACTTGTGACGCCTGGTTACATGGTGGAGCAATCCAAGACTAATGGCTGCTGATAAAGCAATTGAACCTGGAAAAAAGAGCACCGAAAGGTACTTACCAGAATCTGCCTGGGCCAAGCTTTCGCCTGAAGAACGAAAAGAAACAGACGAAAAGAAAAAGCGTGAGTCAAGAAAGGGGAAACAATTCGTTGCAAATACGGACCGAGCCCGTAAAGCGCGGCGGGCCGTAGAATTAGCCAGTAGGAGAAAGCAATCAAATGGTTCAACCTAAAAGTAGGCTTGGCTACATGTATGGATTAGGGGTTGAAAAAGATCCTTATGAAAGGCCGTTGCCTACTAACGCAGAAAAATTTCAATCGATCGTTGCGGATGAAGGTGCTTACTACGCATACGGGCGTTTACCGGAGCGCAGTTATCCGGATAAACGTAAAGCAGGAGATGCGTTAAACTTAGATTTAAGGCAATCTTTGGGAACCCCTAAGTACGTACCTTTACCTTCTATTGGTAGGGCTGAACTTAGAACTCCCGAACTTCCCGCATAATCATGGGCGCATCAAAAAATAGCTCTGTATTTGATACAGAAAAACTCCGAATGGCTGGAGATCAGCTGACGAAAATGTCGTCAGTACCTCAAAGCGATGCCGAGTTAAGTACGTATGCTGCGTACTCGCCTGAAACGCCTTCTAAGGCTGCACGTGATGCAAGGTCTCGTTATCTTGCCCAAGGTGTTTCTGCGCCCATTCCGTTTTCATTAATGCAAGAAGAAGCCAAGTCATGACCAGTAAGAAGTCGATGCCTCCCCAGCTGCTGGAGCACTTTAAAAAGAAGCAGGAAGCCAAGGAAGGGAAAGATGGTGACCATAAGCCAGAAGATAAAGAGCGTCGTAAAGATGCCGTTAAGAAAGCTCGTATTAGGATGGAAGAACGAAGCAGGGAGAAACGTGATGACCAAAAAGAAAAAGCTGGTAAAGGACGCTCTTAAGCATCCAGAACTACACACTCAGGCTGATCTCAAGTTTTTTGAGCTGTGGTTAGCACACAAAAAAGAAAAGAAAGAAGCCAAGAAGGCAACTGCGCTACAATAGCTAAATAGAGTTAAAGTATCGCCTTGGCAAGTAGCGCCTCGAACAAGCAGCCGTGTCTTGTTGACAGACCTGCAACAACTTCTACTTTGGTTACGGTAGCATCTGGTCAAGCGTTTTCGACCAGTTTAATTCCGACTGCGGTTGGTAACGCTACAAAAGTTTTTGATGTCGACTCCGCATTAACGGATACGTCGATCAGTGGTGCCTACGTTGATGAAATTTGGTTTCAGTACAGCAAGAGAAATATTGAATTCATTGATTCTGTTACGCCGACGACCGGTACTTATTCGGCCGACAGCACAAATGTCGTTGTAACAATTTCGGGTGGGCATACCCTTCAAGTTGGTCAAAAAGTTTTTCTTGATTTCACGTCTTATAGCTCTGGTACCAGTCCTATCGACCAGGCAGTCACTGTTACCGCAGTAACACCTACCACCTTTACTGGTACCATCCCGTCCGTTTCTGGTCCGATCACTGGCAACGTAAATTGTTACCTGCCGACCAATTTTTGTTTTTATCTGGTAAACACTGGAACCGTAACCAATATCAATCAATTTTTCCCTTTATTCGTTGCCAGCATTCCTTCGGTTTACGAAAACCAAAATTACAGCTTGACAATTAACAATGTCTTGCCGTTGATCAACCATCCTACTGTACAGGCTGGTACAAATTTTAGCTCGACCAACAGTCTGACTTCTCCTAAGATTCGTGGTCTGATGCTTCAACGCGGACAGGCGCTGTATGTTGCTGCTGGCGGCGCGGTTGCATTGACGAATGGCTTTTACGTTGGTGTACAAGCCGGATATTATTGATGCAAAGCCATGCCATTTGGAGTTGGCAATTTTAACCCAAAGTCAAAGTTAGGCTTTAGCAAAGATTTATCTAAAGGGTTTACCGGGGACACAAATTTTAATAAAGTCCCGGATTGGGAGTTGGATACAAATGCGTTTAAATTTACACCTAAAGACAATAGCCTAAAAAGTCGGATTAGGTTTTACGATCACGATTCTTCTTGGATTCGTTGGCGGCGTGGATATGAGCTTTATACGATTACTCAGAATACTTTAGGATCTTTCGCGAATGAGAGATTTTACCGAGGAGATTATCGACTGTATTGTGCAGTTCAACAGTTTCCAGGTGTATTTGCATCTGCTCGTTTATTCACATTCCCTTCTGCAAACCAAGAGATAGGGACTCAATTGGTTGCAATGCGGGATACAAACGCATTCAATTTTTATAACTACGGAATACCTATTCTTAGTGTTCGTTATTTGGGGCCAGCTTTTTCTGGAACCTATTCGCAGTCTGGTACCACGATTACAGTAACAAAGCAAGATCACGGTTTTCTTATAAACGAAAGTGTTTCTTTAGTATTTTTAACTGGCGCCGGGGTTGACGAAACCTTGACGATCACTAGTGTTACAAATAATACGTTTACACTTACCGCGACAAGCCCTGTCACAACAAATGGAAATGTAACGTTTTATTTGTCAACTGTCTTTAGTGATTCGCGCTGGACTACGATGCGAGCAAAACTGCAAAGTTTACCAACGGCTGCTTCTTTTTTGGTTGGCGAACGTCTTGTGGATCGCATTATTGAACAGGATCCTGGAGTTGTAGGAACTTATACACGACTTGGAGTTACTGTATCAGTTACCTGTTCGACACCCCATGGGCTTTCAACTGGAAACGCAGTTAATTTAACAATTAGCAGTGGTGGCATTGCTCCTGGTCGCTATATTATTACCGTTACAAGCTCAACTCAATTTACCGTTACGACAGTTGCAAGTGGTGCAGCTACAGGTAGTTTAGTCGTTAGTCGGTTGATCCCCGGATACCGATATGATGATTATGTTGGCTACACGATGACCGACATCGATACAACAACTGATGAATTAATTTTTCAACGAAGCGATAGCTATGGCAGTTATACCCCTGGTGACAAACCTGTTACAACAGTTCCAGCTCATCGTGGATTTTTAAGCAGTCGATTTTTAACTACTGAGCTACGGTGGCAATGCTCTTGTCAGGATTTTACGCGCCGTTCTGGATATGATTTTTACAGTCAGGCAACTAATAAAAGATTTCCTGTTACAGCAATTACCTCTACAAAGCCTGGTCAAGTATTAGAGAAAGATAATAGCCTCAGCAATGAGCGTGATTTACCGGGCAACTTTAGTGATTTAGGTTATACGGCAGTTAACAACTTTTATCAACTACCGGATTACGAAGATACTTCAGCCACATCGTATACCAATCTTCAGTATTATCAACTTCGTTGGTGTAAACACATTTATGCTGCTTTGTTTGCGTTAGTCCATGACGAGGGCAATGAACCATTAGCACTGCTCGCAAAATATTCCCAGTCAGGACCTAACATTACAGTCGATTTCCCGAATCACAATTTAACTGTAAATACAAGAATTGAGCTTACTTTTACCAGTGGTAATGCTCTTTCTGGGCAATATACAATTACGAGCGTACCTACTCCAGATAGCTTTGTTGTTGTTTATCCTTTCAGCGAGATAACCAGTGGTTACTGCACGGTTAGTAATTTAAAAGAGCATACTTACGTTAATGAATGGTTGTTAGAACCAAATGATCGCCCAGTGGGTGATGATCTTGATACTTTTTACCGTAATTTTGATAAGGAAATCAAAAAAATTCAGTTAGCAGCAGAACGATTAGTCTTGATTCGACAGGGTTCGAAGTGGGTAGGTAGTAAGCAGGCTGTTGGGTCTTTTAATTTACCAGAAGAAACAGCAAACTACGATCCTGAGCTGATTACAATGTTAATCACGGATTCTATTCGTAGGGGCATTGATGGGGACTTAGATCGAGATGGGGTTCTGGTAAACAATACAAACCGGTTGATTTCTGTCATAAGCAAATTACTGAATCTTGAGCCAACCCAAATATCAGATACCAAAATTGGACTTCTTGATCAACCGCTGTTTAACTACAGCCAGGGTTTCAATTTTATCTTAATTGATGGCGGAACTTACGCAAACGGAGAACCCGTCGAATCAAGTCAGTCATTGACTACAATTGATTGTGAAACTTACAGTCCTAGGACAGCCCAAGATACAGAAGTAGACTGCGGCTTTTACATTAACGTTTAAATCATGGCAGGACAAGTATTATCTCGGCGATCCAGCATCCTGTACGATCGGCCCTTCCCAATTCGTCTAGGTGTTGCAGAGCTTGCTTTAAACAACAATCCTGGCGACCCCGGTCTGTATTTTGCCGATAACACCGCTAGCCCCTCCACAGGGCTCATAAAGGTGGGTCCGACTTTCATTGGTTCTACTCCACCTAACACCCCTGCTGTTGGTCACATTCCTTTAAGCAAAGGGGAGACGTGGCTGGATACGTCAAGCACGTACATTCATAAGATTTTTGACGGTAGTTCGTGGCAAACCCCCAATGCAGTTTCGTCAATTGGAAATGGTAAGCCCGTAAACCCAACAAATGGTCAGCTTCATTACGATGAGCTCGTCCCAGGATTTTTTATTTACAAGGCTGCTACGACCAGCTGGATTGCTATTTGATGGTGCGGTTTGTATTTAAGATGTGATCTAAAATGCGATCGAGCTTGTTATGAACTGCTTGAATTTCACGTAAGAAATCTTCTTTTAGTACATAGTCGTGTATGACACGATCCTGAAAATTGTCTAAATCACTTTCAATTGCTTCAAATCTACGTTCAATTTTTTTATTGAAATTAGATAGAGCCCTTGAAAGACCAGCAAAAGCACCTGCGGCACCCGAAAGAATTGCTAAAATTAACTCGGGCGTCATCCCACCAATCGTTTTTTACTATTCTAAGGGATTTAACGATTTAGAATACAATCAAGATAAGAACAAAAATGAGCACCGGTTACGAACCTAATATCGAAGGTGCCATTACGGTTCTTGTTGATTTGATGCAAGGAAATGGCTTCACAATGACACGAGAACCGTATGCACCTAATTATCGTGGCTTGGTAGATGCTTTGATTGACTTAAAAGAAGGATTTCCTACTTTTGTTCCGTTTCGCATTGGGTTCAATGCAGAAGTTTTTGAAAATGTTTCTCAGGGTGATGCGTTATACCTTAGAGCATCTGATGGTCTTGTTGGTAGAGCCATCGCAAGCGGAACGTTAGATCAGGCTTATGTAGCTGGGTTTGCAGATACAGCAAAAAGTACAGGTGAAATTGTGCGTGTTTTAGTTACTGGTATTGAAGCGATTTCTGGTTTAGATGCGGGAGATCACTATTTCTTATCTGCCGCTTCTGCTGGGGCTATCACAACTACTGCTCCGAGTACGCCAGGTCAGTATGTCGTTATAGTTGGAGAAGCTGTATCAACCAGTGAATTTTCCATTCAATTAGAACCCCCCGTTCTTCTTAGTTAATATGGCTACGAAAAAAGCGATTGTACTTTCTGGAGGTCTCTTTCGAGAGTTAAATACTCCTACAGATAAATTAGATTTTGCTGGAAATACAACAACAGATTTGACCGAAGGGACAAATCTGTATTACACAGATGCCCGATCTCGCCAATCCATCTCCGTTACCGATTCTGGCGGTGATGGCTCACTAAGTTACAATAATACGAACGGAGTAATTACTTATACCGGTCCATCTGCTTCTGAAGTTCGGGCACACTTCAGTGCAGGAAACACTGGATCTGGGTTTGGGAGTCTGGCATACGATAGCAATACTGGAGTATTTACTTTTAGTGTTGTAACTGCTTCTAATATTCGACAGCAAATTTCAGTTACGGATACAGGTGGAGATGGATCATTATCGTACGATAACAGCACTGGGGTAATTACCTACACCGGTCCAAGTGCAACTGATGTACGAGCTTACTTCAGTGTAGCAACTGGTTCTGGTCTTACGTACAACAGTACTACCGGCGAATTTGGTACCAGTGCCATCCCGAATGCTCAACTAGCAAATAGCAGCGTCACAGTAGGTAGTACCTCAATTTCGTTAGGTGCAACAGCGACAACGCTCGACGGCTTGACTGCTATAACCAGCTCCGCCATTAATGTTGGTTCTGTTGGAACTGCAAACTCGCTTATTCTGAATAGTTCTGGGATCACATTCGAAGGTAGTGGGGTTGATACGTTTGAAACCACCCTTTCTGTTACCAATCCGACTGCTGATCGGGCAATTGTTTTTCCAGATGCAGCTGGTACCGTTGCACTGCTTACAAGTTTATCAGTAGCAGCAGGATCCGGTTTAACGTACAACAGTACTACCGGCGAGTTCGGTACAAGTAACATTCCAAATAGCCAACTTCAGAATAGCTCAGTAACCATTGGCTCAACTGCAGTTGCACTGGGTAGCACCGTTACCACAATTGCTGGGCTCTTATCTCTTACCTCATCTGCTCTCATTACGGATGACAATGGCTTTCGTGTTCGGGACAATGGAGACGCAACAAAACAGTTAGCATTTGAATGCTCTGGTATTTCAACCGCAACAACTCGTACAATGACGGTACCAGATGAAAACGGTACAATCTCTACTCAGGATTTTGCAACGGCAATTGCAATTGCATTAGGATAGAACCATGGCAACTCAGGTACAATTTAGACGCGGCACCTCAGCTGAAACAGCCTCATTTACCGGAGCTGTAGGCGAAGTAACTGTTGATCTTACAAAACACACTTGTGTTGTTCATGATGCTATTCAAGTTGGTGGTTACCCACTTCTTCTTGAAAACGGGACAAACAGCGCATTTTCATTAGGATCACTCAGCAGCTGCGCTTTAAAATTTGCAGGCGACCCCAATACAGGCATTATCAGCCCTGGTGCTGATCAGATTGCTCTGGTGACTGGAGGTGTTGCTAGGCTTACAATAGACTCATCTGGATCCGTTATTATCCCAGGTAATGTTTCCATCACAGGTGGTCTAACTGTTACTGGGTCTTTTAACTCCACCGAAAATCTTGCACTTATTGTCGCCCTAAGCTGATATGGCCAATACTTTTAAGCTGGAAACCAAATCAAGCTTGGTTACCGATGCAGTCAGCAATTCTAATACTAACGTCTTAAGTGCAGGGGCAACTGCAACAATTATTGTCTTGAGTGTTCTTATCTCTAATAAGACCGGAACCAGCGCCAATGCTGATGTTTATTTGCTTACAAACACTGGAGATGACGTGTATTTGATTCGCAATGCGCCAGTCCCCGCTGGTTCTTCACTTGAACTTATCAGTGGTAACAAAGTCATCATGGAATCTAGTGATATTTTAAGGGCACGTAGTGATACCTTAACTTCATTAGATATTGCTGTTAGCTACCTTGAGCAGACGCCATAACCATGGGTCTAACCGGCAATCAAACTGCAACTGCTTTCTTGTCTGCTTTAAATAAATTTAAAGCAGAGGTTGCACTGGAGTTTGAAAAAATTAATAATAAACTGGAAATTTTAGAAGATCGGGTCTTTGAAGAGGTTGTTTTAAATTTACAAGATAACAACTGGGAAGCGATTCGGTTAAAGCGAAATTATTTGTTAAAGTCGACTGATTGGATTATGACCCCAGGGTCAACAATTAATCCAGGAGCGTGGGCAGAATATCGGCAATTTTTACGAGATTTACCTCAGACCTATGATGGAGCCGAGCCTTCTGAGGTCATTTGGCCGGTAAAACCACCTCTTGATGGGCCAAACACAAGTCAGGTAGAATAAGTCAATAGAGATTACACGTTAAAGCGGTGCCGTATTTAGGGAACGATTTACAAGTTGCGCAGCCCTCATATCGCAACATTGATGATATCAGTGGTTCTTTTAACAGTGTAACCACATCTTTCCCATTGTTGGTCAGTGGTTCGGCCCCAGTACCTTTCCCAATTAATTCAAATCAGTGTTTAATCTCTGTCGCAGGTGTTGTTCAACGTCCCGATGACAGCGGTACAGAAGGGTTTCGGATCAGTGGTGCAAATATTGTCTTTAGCTCTGCTCCGAGCACGGGGGCGGACTTTTTTGGCGTAATTCTTGCTGGCGCAGATTACGTTAATGTCGGTGCAAATTTTCCAAGTGGCTCGGCTGCCGTACCTAGTATTACTTTTGATTCTGATTTAGATACAGGTATTTATAATTCGGCTGCTAATCAGGTTTCAATTACAACTGCAGGCGTTGAACGATTACGTGTTGATTCTGCTGGTCAAATTGAATCCGTCTCTCTAGGGACTGCTGCTGCACCTGCGTTTAGTTTTACGACTGACCCAAATACAGGCATTTATTCTCCTGGTGCAGACCAAGTAGCGGTAGCAACTAATGGGACTGGGAGGTTATTTGTCGACTCCTCAGGATCAGTTGGCGTGGGGACTAGTTCGCCTGAAGAACTTGTGCATATTGCCTCTACTTCTGCTGGCGCGTTGGTTGATGTATTAAAAGTAGATAATCAATCCGGAGCAACAAATACTGAAGTAGGAATTGTTTTTGAAAATGGCGCTGATCGAACTGCACGTATTTCATCTGCAAATACAGGTAGCGACATCGGACCGCTGAAGTTTTGGACCGCAGGTAGTGTTGACACTCTTACCGAGCGCATGAGGATTACTTCCTCAGGGCTTGTAGGGATTGGCACTACGACGCCTAGCAAACCATTGCATGTCAATGGAGAGGTCAAAATAGATGTTGGCACTTCAAATACAGTCGCTCTAAACATTGTAAAAGGATATATATCTGGCGATAGCACTGGCGCTACTGGCCCATTTGCTATTGGGAATTATGGAGATAGTGCATCCGAAATGAGAGTGGCGTCTCGTGGTTTTATTAGTTTTTACAGATCAGCATTTGATAATGCTACCGGCGCCGAATGTGCCCGCATCGACTCCAGCGGACGTTTGTTAGTTGGCACGACTTCTGGAACACACCAGCTACAACTCTCGACAGATTCCGCTGGCAAGCCATCAACAAATACCTGGACGATTGTCTCCGACGAGCGTATCAAAGAAGACATCGAGCTGG